TTCAAGCAACGTTCAGAGCTATTTGACAAACGTTTTCCGTCCGGTCTATACCTACGATTCCGTGAACGGGTTCTTTCAACCAAGTCTTGAATTATCCAACGTTGATAATTTGACAGCAAATACGATAACAGCATTCACTGCTGCTATCGGTGATTCAAATCAAAATACCTATGTTGGAGGAGGAGCAGGAAATCCTTACAATATTCCTCAGAACTCTTCTGGGAATGTTGGAATAGGTTATGGTGCATTAAATGGTATTTCAAATGCGAATAACAATATCGCAATTGGAGAAAATGCAGGAGTTGCAATAGTAAACAGTAGTGGTAATATTTTTATGGGTACAAATACGGTTCAATCTGGAAATGTCAATGTAATGATTGGAGACAATGTTGCTGGAAGTCCTGGTAATAATAATGTATGTGTCGGTGCAGGTTCATTTACCACAGGAGATAATTGTATAATCTTAGGAGCGAACGCCGGTGCTAATCATTCAAATCAACTTGTAATTGGATCAAATTTTACAATTAGCGGTGATTTATCAAGCAATCTAGTTGGTATCAATCAATCCAATCCTCTTTGGACACTTGATGTGAATGGATATACTCATATCTGCAATGCTCTTGGTATCAACGCAACGCCTTTAGATCATACTCTTAACTTAAACGGTGATTTCTATGCATCTGACGGTCATGGTACACTTTCATTTGGAAACAATATTATGAATACAAGCGGATTAGTTGTTGGTTCAAATGGATTCGTATCACGTGCAAGCAATGTAGTAGTAGGTTCAGGAGCAGAAGTTGATATTGTTCATTATATGCCTGGTATTGTAGATTTTCATGTCCAAGATACATCTGGAACTTATTTCGCTTCTGTTCGTGGAATGATTAATCTTGCATCCACAAGTGTCATTTCTTCAAATGTTATTCTAAGTGATGGAGGAAATACGTCTATATTTTTCAATAATGCAAGTCATTATATCGGAATATCAAATACCAGTGGAAGCAGTCGTACATATTGGTATAACTTTACTTACTCTCCTCTTGGGATAACAACTTAAGTTTTTCGGCCATTTTTCGTATGCTCACTACTGACACCCCAGTTGCTTCTGATACTCGTGGTATCTGACCTCCAAGCACTTTGCTCACAACTCCTGCTACAATTGTTTTCGGTGTATGTTCCATTTCTGGTAAGTTCTGAAGCATAAGGACAATATTGTCTCGTTCTTCATCGCTCAAATTCATATCTGCACACACTCTCTCTGCTATTCCAAGTTGTGTTGAAAGGACATTGGATATCTCTCCATCCAATCTCATCAATGCCTTACAAAGTGCTCGGATACTGACTCGGAACATACGACTCAACTCTTCATGTGTTCGCGTTGCATCTCGTTGACGACATGCTGTAAATACTGCAGCTGCCATCAATGCTCTTCGGTTCTCTCCTCGTGTCTTCTGTGCCTCTTCTACATTCTTAAACATTCCACATGCATCCATAATGATTGCCTTTGGAAGACCTGCTCTTACACAGCAGTTCTGTATAGCATCAAAGATACCCATCCAAGATCTTTCTCCATGCGATGAATACGACCACGAAGAAAGTTTTGTGATAGTCTTCATTTCTTCGCTCTGTGTTCCAAACCTCTTACGCATCACGACCGATCCATAAGACGAATTAGGTAATAATTCATTTGTGATTGTTCCTGTTCTTGACACATCTTCTTCTGTATTCGCGTAATTTCTCCATTCTGCTCCTTCGTCTATATACGGTCCCATAATTGTTCCACAACAAGTGCAGACTCTTTCACCATCATCAATTTCTATTGTATTTGTATTGTGTAGGCAATCCATACCTCTACTATCTTAAAATACCTTTCATTCGTTTTTATAACGCATTTTCAAACATATATTGCCATTTTCCATCCACTTCCACTTCACATGCTCTGGATGACCCAATGACACTCATTCTTGAAGGATTGATTTCTCGTATATGGTCCAATGCGAATTTTGAAATCGTATCATGATGCTTTCCATCATCGTCAATAATGACATCATACATCACAGAGTAATAGCCTACCTTGATATCATCCTCTGCCAAATCTCTTTTTCGTATCTTGTGCCGGATTCGTTGGTTGTCCTTTAAGTTCTGGTGTTCGTGATGAGATTTATAAGGCTTTGGAATAACCTTTTCTTCAGTGTCTTCCCACCACTCTCCATCCATCAGAGACAACAATTCTCGTGTAGCCTCCAACGGAACCTTGAAGAACTCTCTGCGATTATTCACACGAAATCCCAACTGTTCTAGAATACTGTGAATTTTTGCCTCCTTTTTCTTATGGTCGTCCACTTTTCGTGCGAATTCCAAGACATACGGAGTTGGAGGCCGAAAGGTATCCGTCTTGTTCGCATCTTTCAGTCTTTCAGGAGGGTCACGCTCTGTTTCGCCTATTTTGTATATACCGGGCATAGACGGGTTTGATAGCACATAGACATATCCCATTACTCTTTTCCGGAGCATCGTCTGTAACTTACTTGCGAATCATTGTTGTCAAATTTGACGGGTCGTATACCTGGGGTCGGTAATTGGTAGTAAGTTGAGGACGATAAGAAGCCTTTCCTCCTTGTCGTTTCATCCATGAAATCAGCAGGAACTTCTCATCTACAACCCATACCAAAAATCCAGACTGTTCCAACGTATGTGTCAGATAGTCTCTTGCTTCTGACAGTTGATACAGAGGATATCCAAAGACAAAGGATGGTATTTCTGAAACAATGTAAGGAGCATCTACATTGTGAATGGCTTGTTGTTTGATTTTGGCATATATCTGAGCAAGAACAGGTCGCATAGCAGCCATTCTTCTTTCTCTGCGGTTTTCCTGTTCCTCCAGCACTTCATTGGCTTTCAGCATTCTTACATAAAACAAATAGAATGTTCCGAGCAATTGCACTAGGAGGTGGTGGGGTTAGAGGTGTTCTTCATGTGGGAGCAATCGCTGCTCTTGAAGAGATGAGAGGAGACCTTCAGTTTCCAGATGGTATCTACGGATGCTCTGTTGGCTCTATTTTAGCAACCGCTATCGCATTTGGATTGAGAGCGAAACAGATACGAGAGATGATGGATGAATTTAAGATGGATGAAATTATTCCTCCAATTCGTCTTCATTCTCTTACAGAATTTATGAGTAAAAAAGGTCTCTTTTCTATGAAACCTTTGGAAGCATTTATTATTGCAGAATTCAAAAAGCACGGAATAGAACTGGAAGGCAAAATGATAAGTGATGCTCCACAAAAGGTATCCATTGTTGCTTGTAACCTGACTACAAATAAGACATCTTTCTTAACGGGAAATATACCGATTCTGGATGCGATCAAGGCTTCTTGCTGTTTGCCAATGGTCTTCTATCCTCAAATCATTCACAACAACGTCTATATAGACGGAGGTGTCAATTTAGATTGTATTTCTGAGATAGTTCCTTCAGAGTGTCTGGTTCTTCATATTGGCAGTCCTCCAACTCCTCTGTTTCCTTCCGAACTGGAGACTATCAGTGTCCTATCCTTGATGAGTCACGTGTATCGCAATATGAGAAAGATAGGATTGCCTAAAAATGTATGTTGGTTAAAGGACTACGAAAAGTCTTCCATTGATACTCTTACTGACAAGGATAAGCAACGGTTATTTGAGACGGGATATTCACAAACTGTCCGTTTCTTTGCCAAGTGTCTCACGCAAGAACCCTATGAGGTTAGTGGCGGTTGCTGATTTGGTATATTCATACAATCCGTCGTGTGTCTCAAGTTTGAAGGTTGGATAGGCATTGACTTCATACAGTTCTGCGGTCTTGCGGTCCTTTTCTGCATCAATGGGGACAAGAGTTACTTTGGTGCGTCCAAAATATGGTGTCTTTGAAACCTGCTCTTCTACCTTCTTCCATTCGGGTTGAGCCTTCTGAGAAAAGCCACACCATTCAGTATAGAAAAAATAGAGACGAGCATTGTTCACAGGCACTTCACGTTTGGGTGGGGCAAGAATAGGTTTCCAAAGTTTCCATACAAGAACACCCAGAATGGCAAATGCCAGAACAATCAGGACAGTATTCATTGTTGAAGGACGTGAGAAATTTTGCGCTGTTTTTCAAACCATCTGCGATAGGCTTCTTCAGGAGAGACTCCTTCCTTGATTTGTATCCAAGCAATATCCGTTGTCATTCTTTCGGGTTCGTAGTAACGTGGTTTGATTACGACCATCTGGCCGTTGAAGCGAACGACGTATTCCATTACTATTTTAATATTGATTTACCTAAACGATTTCGTTTTAAACTCGTGGGAAGCCGACGAGGTTTGCGCCGATACCGAAACCAGCACCAGTTCGGGCAGAAGCACCGACGGATGGGGCATAGATATCAAGAATAGCGAAGGTGGCAAGGGCAACCAAGGCAATCATTGCGATTTCAGCAACCTTGAGGGTCTTTCCAGGAAGGACAAAGGCAGCAATGGCTACGGCAAGACCTTCAAGGGCATATTTAACGAAGCGTGACAAGATGTCACCCATATCAATTCCGGCGGATGGGGTTGGCTTAGGTTTGCTGTCAGACATTTTATATATTATATAGTTTAGAAAAATTCATAAAACTTTTGTATAAGATATACCACGTTGAATATTACTTATAGTTCTAAATCCAGTACCATATATCTCCGCGAGTTTTTTATGTGTTAATTTTTCAGGATTGTTTCTTATTAATCTAACAATTTCATCTTCTAATTTTTTATTATTTTGTTGTTTTCCTAATTTTGATTTTGATATCTTTTCTTTCGTTTCATCGGTGAGTTTTTTACCAGAATTTGAAAGTCCTATTTTAATTTTATTTTCATCCTTCATTGCTCCTGTAAGCTTTCCTAATTTACTTTCTCTCATTTTCACTATGCTTTCTTCATTATGTTTATAATCACGAGGTTGTCCTCTTCCGCATAAGGCAATATTATACCCATTTTCATAATAGTATGAGTTATATTGTTCCGCGTAATATGCTTCGAGATTATCTAATGATTGATTAGAACAAACAATGATTGTTTCTAGATAAAAAGAAGATTTATCATATTTTCTCATAGCATTGTATAAGGCATATTTGTATTCATTTCTTAATGCTCTATACCAATGTCTATTATATCTTTTAATAGGAGAATCTTCAATACTTTGACCTATATATGATTTGCCAGTTTCTTTACAAAAAATTCTATAAATACATCCCATTATTTAACTAACTAAAAATCTGTTTAATAGGGAGAAGAAATCTGTAGGCCACCGCTATAGGCTTTGTACCCAACAATTGCGAGGACAAGTATCCAGACTCCCCACCAAGGAACGTAGGCAGAAAGGTATCGAAGGACGACGTAGAAAACAAGTGCGTGGACGGCAGCCGGCACGATACCTGACATTCCAGGAGGAAGAGTCAAGATGACACCGGGTACCAAAGCAAAGAAGAGAATGGCAGTTGTGTAAATGTCGTACATTTGTAAAGTTGCGTATAAACTATTTTAACCATTGCTGGCATATATGAATAAACATGGCATCTCTTCCTAAGAAAGACGAACTCGGCGTGGTCATTGATTACCTTGATGAAGACCCAGAAGTTCCTACGCAAAAGTATTGTGTTGTATCTTTTCTCTCTCCCGAAAAGATTATCAAACAAAAACAGCAGTTCATGTTTGAGAAATTCGTTCAATGGCAGGACTACGAATGGAAGATTAAGGGAATGGAGAAATTCATGGCCTTTCTTTCCAAGAAATACTCCTTGAAGATTGATGACCTTCTCACTGATGCCAACGATTTCGCAAAGGTTCACAATGCGGATATCAAACAGACTGATATTCAAGAGCAATATCAAGTATTCTTATTGAAGAATGAAAAAGACCTTCAAGAAGAATATGATAACAAGGTTGATTTCCAGACCAATGTTCGTGGAGTGAAAATTAGACGTTCATTCCCAACGGTGGAAGAGGCACAAATCTTTGCCAAGGTCTTCCAACGCAAGTATCCAAATGATAATATCTACATCGGTAAAGTCGGTGCTTGGTTGCCTTGGGACCCATCTGAACACTTGATGCCAGAGGTTGAGTATGCTGAGAAGGAACTCAATGAACTTATGAGAAAATACAAAGAGAACGAGACTAACCGCGAGATCTTCTTTGCTGACCAAAAGGACGAAGCTATTAAGCGACAAAAGGAAGAGAATGCTAAGCGACAACGCGAGAACCAAATGGCTGCTCTTGCTGACCAACCAGCAGTTCATCCATCAGAAGGTGCTATTCGCGAGTAGAGCCCTCTTTCTTAACCCAAACTGAAGGTCCTTTCTTTTTCAATCCTGCTGGGTCATATTCATCTGCTAACATCATAGTAGAACGGAATGGCTTGTTATCAGCCCACAATGACTGATCACATAATTTGAATGGTGGATGATCCGATGCTTTATACCAAAACACCTGATCTTCTATTTTGTTTGAGGTAACGTTATTACAGATAACCAGGCCTTCATAGTTCTCTGTACATTGGTCCATAAAGGTACAGAACATATCGTAGGTAGGAAACATACCTGCATAGTTGTCGTAGATTCTCTTACGATTGGTTGCGATGTTCTCACGCAGAATGAATACAAAGTCAATTTGAGTACGCAGATTTGGAGTGATACCAAGAGGATACTGCATGGTGATAATTGTCATCAAATCGATGTGACGACCGTTCATAAACACGTACCGAGTAGATTCTTCATTCATCCACTCTTTTGCGGCGTACAGACAGTCATCCAGAATAAGAAACGCACGAGGGTCAATGTTTGAGTTACCACCCTTTGAGAGTTTGTCCTTGTTACGAGTACTCTTGACATTCATCTGACGCTTGATAACATTTTTCACGATTTCAGGTTTGTATTCATCGTGAATAAGTTTGGAAGGCACCATACTTTGAAAAAATTCATTGACAGCTTCTGTGGCAGAGATAACTGTGCCTACAGGAAACAGACTTTGGACGTTGTAAAGAATATCTCTTACCAAAAAGGATTTGCCCGTATCCTTTTTACCAATGACGACGATCATTGGACTTTTACGAGAATCAATATCACACCGATCCTTGATCATATCGATGTTAAACTTTCTTAACTGGAAATTCATCCTATTAAAACCCACAACAGAAAATATACAAGTAACTTCAACGAGCGTTTGCTTTTGGATATTGATTGCCTAGCCAAACAAATAATGGGAAAAGAGTTGCGGACCACATCGGTCCAAATGAAATTGCATCGGTGCAAGGCAATTGATGGAAAACATTGGGGGTTTTCTAAATTACAGCCCTTTTTTCCACCCTTGGAGAAACTGTTCAAGACAGACAATTTGAACGATGTATTTTCATATGGTGTCAAACTGACGGACGAGATTGACACAATTATTGACAAGGACAATATTCGTACTACGCGTGGCAAGGTTGTTCCTATTCATCGCAAGACTACCTCTATTCTCAACCACCTGCGATGGATGAGAGGAGATTATGGAGCCATTGGGCTTCCAAAGCCAACAGAAGTGGAGGAGGAAATACGAGAACGCACTCAGAGCCCACACAACGCGGCCTATGTTGGAGCCATCACCTCGATTGCTCTTTCAGAATCGGGATGTATCCACTTTCCAAAGGTCTATGGAGTCTATACAGGTGTGGTTGATAAGCATACGATTGATATTTCAGACGACTACGATGACCTGTCGGACAAGACTTGGTTTGGAGAGAATATTGGCAAGACCTTTGAATTGAAAGTGAAGACAACGAATGGAGATGAAACCTTTACTCACACTCGCAGTCAGAGACCGACTGTTATCTTGGAGGATACAAGTGATATGGTATTGGATGTTCAAGATATTGAAGCAGAACATGTTGATAATCCTTCTCATCTTGAATCCATTAGTGGAGAAAATGAGGAGAATGATGAGGACTATGAAGATGACGAAGAAGATGATTCTCCGTATGATGTGTTTGATATTGAGTCCTGTGATTGTGAGGATGAAGAGGATGAAGAAATGCAAGATGATGATGAGGAAGAAGATTCATTTGCTTGGGCTACTTTCAGCAATCTCCCTGTGGTCACTACCGTCATGGAAAAGTGCGATAAGACCTTTTACGAATTGCTTGAAGAAGAACCAACGGACTCCGCAAAACATATAGCATGGATAGCACAGGTAGTATTTGGGCTCGCTTACGCTCAGCGTAACTTTGGTCTCACCCACAACGACCTCCACGGCAACAACATCATGGGGGTCAGTACAACAACTGAACATCTCTATTACAATGTAGAAGGCGTTTGCTATAAAGTGCCTACATTTGGATACATCATGAAGATAATTGATTTTGATAGAGCCATTGTTTCCATTAAACTTCAAGGAATGAAAGAGTCCAAGACGTTTATGAGCAGTCAATTTGATGTGAATGAAGAGGCAGGAGGTCAGTATAATATGGAACCCTATCACTATCCAGAAGTTCCGTTCATTCCTGCATGTCCATCCTTTGATTTGTCAAGATTAGCCACTTCTTTGTTCTGGGATATGTTTCCAGAAGGACCGGACCACAGTTATACTCATCCACTTTTCACTGTCTTTCAGGATTGGATGAAACAGCCGGATGGTTCATCTATCATGTTCAGAAAACAGAGAGATAATCATGATCGCTATCATGGTTTTGATCTATACAAGGCAATTGCACGTTATTGCAAGGATGCTGTTCCTAAGAAAGAAATTGGACGCCTCAATTTTTATCAGGTTCCAAGTATTCCAGTTGGAACGCCTTATCTATTGATTGAAGCGTAAGTTAGATTCAACACGAGTTCTTTCAGATTGAGGCAGTTTATTTTCACTCAGAAGACGAAGAGACATTTCTTTTGCAATATCTCGTCTTCCACAATGAAATGCAACGACTGATAATTCATCCAATGCTCTCCAATCATACATCTCAGGTTCAAAGAATAGAATTTGTGATGTAGGTTTCGGTATAGATGCTGCATACATTGCCATTGCCAACAATTCACGTGACCACTCTGCTTTTTCACGACAATGTGCGATATAACTCACAAGAGATTCATTTCTTTCTGGGTTGCATTCGTGAGCCTTCCAAGCCCATTCTTTTGATTTAGTGAGACGAGATATCCACAATGCAGAAATATACATCTCTTCATGCCATCGTCCCATTTCATATCGCTTTTTATACCATTTGATTGCCTCTGGAAAGTTATGATCGTCCAAATAGGTCTGTGCTAAATAGAATACGTATCGTTCATTATCTGGTTCTTTTTCAAGTGCTTTTTTCAGAACTGAAATATCTCGTTTGACTTTGTCAGCAGTGTTACGTGCTCCAAGATGACGACAACTCATAGTAAAATCTTCTGGCAATGCAATCTCTTTTGACTGTTTATCATTGGTAGGATACTCATGCAAAACACCTTTGTATTTCCAACCATCATTTGCCTTGAATATTTGAGCTCGTCTATAATGACACTCTTTCTGATGAAACATGAATGTCATTGAACTTGGATTCTCTTTTCGCATGATATCTTTTAGGATTTCACGACCATTTGCAGGATACCGAATGATATCATCTGCATCAATCACTAAAATATAATCCATCTTACCATCACATAATTTCAGAGCTTCTGAACGATTGTGTCCGAAATCAACCCACTTTCTTGAATAGACATTTCCTTCAATAGTATGTTTCTTGTAGAAGTCTTTGATTTTCTTGACTGTATCATCGGTTGATCCAGTATCTACAATGCAGTAAGTATCAATAAGAGGCAACGTCATTGCAAGAACTTCTTCAATCACATGGGCTTCATCTTTTACGATCATATTCAATCCAATCCGAATATTTGAGATTTCAATATGTCGGTCATCTCCGATATGACGAAGGAATCCTGCAGGATTTTGAGTGAGTGCCATTTTATACCCGAGTTCTCTGCAGTGATCGTTGATTGCTCTTTCTGCTGCCAATCCATCTTTTCCTGTGAACCCAGCAAATGAACCTTTGAAAATGGTTTGAAAATCCGTTGTTCTGCGAAGACCAGGATTGAAACTGTAATATCCCCAACCTCCCCAACAGTCTAGAAATGGTGGATTGTCTGACATCTTGTAAATCCGATCGTCCCATTCACGACACATAACAGCACTCACCTTATCACTCATAACTTCAAATGATGCTTCAATCACACCAGGTGCATAGGTTTCCCAATCATCTTCCATATGAAAAATGTATGGAGTGGTAACGCGAGAATAGGCATCATCAATACACGCCATTTGACCACGATGAGGTTTAATAATCCAAGTAAAGTCAGGATATTTCGCCATCAATTCGGTCATTGGACTGCCACTGTCTTCTGTGATGATCCATTCTTTGATTGGATAAGTGTTAAATTGTAAAAAAGTTTCAATTGTCTTCTTGAGAAGATCAGCTCTTCCACAAGAAGTCAATACGACGGTTACTTGATTTTCCATACTAATATGAGTTCTGTTCTCTTAAAATCCTGGTTTTCCTACGAACATATCTTGAACAGTGGACGTGACCTGTTCCACAACCTCAGCTGCTTCGTCTGTTCCGACCGCATACGCAACACCTGTGGCAATACCACCTGCTCCTAATCCAAGTTTTGTAGCACTGCTCCAATCAATGGATTCATTACGAGTTCGGCGGTCCCATACATACAACACAATGGCGACAGACGCAACAATAAGTGCCACAATGGCAAGTGTTTGATAATCCATCTTTGTTGTGAAATCCGCTTTTTAGTTTCACAAATTCAACGAGACAGTTTCAATGGATGCCTTCTTGGCCAATTCTTTTTCAAGGTCTTCCTCTTCTTCGGGTTCTGGGTCTGCCACATCCAGAGTAATCTCTTCTCCAAGTTGTAACTTTTCCGGTTCATCGTCTTCTTCATCATCAAACTCTTCCACTTCATCAATCTCTTCAAAGACCACCTCTTTCTTGGGTTCTTCAGCTTTCTTGACTTCTGGAACGGGTTCAAGAGCAGGAGATGGAGCAGGGGCAGGAGCGACACGGGCTTGGAAATATGCCTTTGAAATCTCTTTCCAAGGAATGAACCCGTCAATGACTTCGTTCAAGCAGTTGCCCAACATGGATTCAATTTCACGACGGTTTCTTGCCTGTTGTTCCGATGGAACTGCAATGGTCTTGAAAAGGTAGGCATTGGACCAAGATGAACGAGCCGCAGATTTGTAGAGAGCGTGAATGAACTTATCAACGGATGGGCGTTCAAAGTGAATATCAATATGCGTGTCCTCTAAATTCTGCATACTGGCAAATGCACGAATGTAACTGACGAAGACACCGAGCAAGAGGTCTTCAATGTAATCACATTTAGAGGCGGTTGAGATACGGTCAATTTCTGCTTTCAAGGTTTCATCGGTCCATTGAGGAACACGAGTGAGAAGGTTCTGGAATGTCTTGATAGTCTGTTCTGGCTGCTTGTTTCTCTCACAGGCAATCTTGGCATTGTCGTAGATGCTCCAGAGACCGTCGGCGATATGAGGAATCAAAACACGAGAGAGGTTCTCGCGAAGGGTTTGTTTTACGAACTCAGTACTCATTTATTTAGAGATGAGGTACATAGTTTAGATAAACGGACGCATGAATAAATACTTTCCTAAATCACGAAAGGACTTGCGCGCTCTTTATTCGGATTTGAATAAGGCGAAAGTGTTATCCTGTGTGGAAATTATACTTGCTACGGTTGTCAGCAATGCCAAACAGGGCATGCTGAATCTTACTGACTTCACTATCATTCCAGTACACCAAACAGTTACAGAATATTTACAACACTGCAATGATATCGTGGATATGGTTAGGATCAACCTTCCAGATTCTACAATTACTCTTCATGAGAATGGTGGCAATTTGCAAGTGGATATTGATTGGAGTTAAATATTTATTTAGAGATGAGGATTCTGAAATAGACAATGAAGTTCGTTCTTATTTTGATGATTCGCAATGAGGAGCGAATTCTTCAACGATGTTTGGAAGCAGTTGAATCCTTTGTAGATGACTTCTGTATTTGCGATACAGGATCAACTGATAAAACATGTGAAATTGCAGATGAATTTTTAAAGACTAGAAAAGGATGTCTAACAAAAACAGAGTGGGTTAATTTTGGAGTCAATCGTTCTATCAGTTTTGATGCAGCACAGAAGTATGTAGAAAAGGTCTATGGAAAAGAGTCACTCAAAGACTATTATGGATTGTTGCTTGATGCGGATATGGTATTTGTTCCTGGAACATTGAAACAGCAGGAACTCACTGAACCTGGTTATACGTTAATACAATGTGCTGGAAATCTTGAATATCCAAATACACGATTGGTAAGAATGGACTACCCATGGAAATGTCGTAGTGTTACACACGAATATTGGGATGGACCAACTTCCTCTCTTCCAAAAAGTGTTTGTTATATTGATGACCGAAATGATGGTGGTTGTAAATCCGATAAGTTTGAAAGAGATGCGCGATTATTGGAACAGGGGCTAAAAGATGAACCGAATAATCCTCGTTACATGTTCTACTTAGGACAAACCTATAACAGTCTTGGAAGAAGTAAAGAATCAACGATCATGTATAAAAACCGTATTTTGGCAGGTGGTTGGCATGAAGAGATTTGGTATTCTATGTATATGATCGCTCAGAACTATCAAGTATTGGGAGATCCGATCGGCTTTGAGAAGTGGATGTTGAAAGCATACAATTTCTTCCCACAACGATCGGAATCGTTATACAAGCTAGCAAAGTATTTCAGAGAAAAGGGAGAAAATTTCAAAGCATATCACTATGCAACGCTTGGAAAGAAAATACCTATACCAGATGCTTCTTTGTTTGTTGAAAAAGATGTCTATGAATATCTATTTGATTACGAACTGACTGTTCTAAATTATTATATTGAAAATTCAGAACACAAAGGATTGGAAACTTCTATTAAATACTTATTGAAACCTTACAATTCTACATTTCACAATGTTTATCATAATTTGATCTTTTATATCAAACCATTGAATGGAGTAATTACGAATCATCCAATCATGCGTGATGAATTCGGTTTTGATTTTCATCCGACCTCTGTATGTTTTTTTGAATACAATGGAACGAAATACCACAATATGCGTTTTGTGAATTACTATATTGAGAACAAAACTGGAGCATACATTATGTGCGATGGAACATTTTCAACAGATAAAAAGGTCAGAACTGAAAATGCCATATGGAATTCTAAAACAGTCACAAAGATGAAAGATAGTTCTGTCACGTTACCAAGACGTGATATACATATTATAGGTCTTGAAGATATTAGAGTCTACATAAATAAATCCAATGAACTATCATTTTTGGCTGTTTCATGGGAATATTCGGATCGTATTCGGGTAGTCAATGGAAAATACAATCTTGATGGAACATATTCTGATTGCAAGGTGATTGAATCACCCTATAATGCAGAGTGTGAAAAGAACTGGATTCCAGTTTCTGGAACAGATGATATTATTTATAAATGGTCTCCACTTGAAGTTGGAAAGATAGAAGATAATCAAATAAAAATTCATACATCCTATAAAACTCCTTGGTTCTTTGAACATTTGCGTGGTTCCACTTCTCCTGTCATGATCAATAACCAATGGATTTTTACAGTCCATTTCGTCCATCATTCTGCTCCTCGCAAGTATTTCCACTGTCTTGTGAAATGTGATTTGACATACAAACCTATTGAAATATCATTACCATTTGTATTCAAAACAACTACGATTGAATACTGTTTAGGAATGGAATTAAATCAAGAAAAAACAGAGATTACCTTTGGGTTTTCCACAATGGATGATAATCCTCGTTTGATAACTGTTCCTTATTCTTCGTTTTCTTGGCTTCAAGTGTAAAGTCGTCTCCATGACTCGTTATCCTCTTTAACAGGTTCTGATAACAAATGCTTGATATCACTCACAGTAATCTTATGCGGTAATTTAACCGGCATATAGAATTTGTATGATTTTGCGGTTGTTTCATCTGCGATTCGTAATAAGTTCAATCGTGTCATCATTGTTTCCACACAACGAATCAATGTTCTCACTCCCTCTTCTCCATGAGAATATTCTTTGATTAAGTATTTCACAGCCTCATCATCAATTGAGAGTCCATCCATCTTGATACGGTCAATCAATTCAGGCCATACATAGCGTGTTACAATCTCTTTCTTATCCTCTGCATTGTATCCGGTACAGTCTATCACTTGCATACGGTCTTTCAAAATAGGATGAACTTTCTCTTCGTCGTTGAATGAGAATACGAACAGCACCTGTGACAAATCAAAATCTACACCTGCAAAATATCGGTCGTGGAATTGAGTATTCTGTGAACGGTCAGTCAAATGAATCAGCATACTTGCCACCTCTTCACCATGAGGCGTGCTTGAAATCTTATCCAACTCATCAAAATACATCACAGGGTTCATACAGCGAGCATTGATTACCGCATCTGCGATACGTCCCCAAATAGAACCCTCGTAGGTGTAAGAATGTCCTACAAAGGTAGCCGAATCGGTTGCTCCACCCAATGAGAAGAACTCAAAGGGACGTTTGAGAACCTTGGCAATTCCATTTCGTGCGAAGGAAGTCTTACCAACACCCGGAGGGCCTTTCAGCGCAATCACATTGCCGATGGAGTTAGGATTGGATATCCATTGGGCTATGATTTGCATAATCTGTGTCTTCGCAGGAACCATTCCATAGACTGCTTTGTCAAGAATTTCAGTTGTGTCTTTAAGAAAGTTGGAACATACAGGAATACCATCGTCAATTTTTACAGGCAACGGAACAACCTTTCCAAATGGTATTCGCAGAAATCCATCAATCCAAGACCGTAACTTGTAACTCTCATTTGTTCCTTCCTCTTCCATGTGTTCTATGATATCCAACTTCTTGATAACATTTGCCTTTACACTGTCTGCGATTGGCAAATCAAGAACACGAAACTTAGCAGGAACCTCATTCTCTGTCACCAAGAATGCCAACTTCTTCATATGTTCATTCATTCTACGTCTCTCTGCTCTTGGTAGACTGCTATAGAAATCGCTTTCCTGCTCGTTCAAAGTAATCGCAGGACTTAAATCTTTGTCTTTTCCTTTGTCTTCTTTTCTTCTTTTTGCCATCTTAGAAGGTGTTACGTATTTGTTAATGAGGCCTTGGAGGAATTCATCTTCTTCTTCCGGAAGCTCTTCCTCGTAGTCGTCTTCTATTTGACGATGAGATTTGTTACCTCCACTTTCAATATGTAAATCAATAGACAACCCGGACTTTTTAGGCATACTGATATGAATCTGTTGCATATCATCCTCCTCCATTTCGTCATCATCATCGATAAGCATATCCTCTTCGTCATCGAGTGATATTTCATCACTTTCAATGTCCTCCTCGGGAGGCACGTAGGTCTCATCTTCGCTCTCATCCTCCTCTTTCAACGTATCATCTTCTACCCATACCACTTGTTTCGGATCCCTCTTACGGAAGTTATACCGAGGCATCTTGCTGCCTCCCAAGGAAAAAAATGGGATAAACAATCCATTTTGTATTCCTATAAGTAATGGAACAGCTCGCGGAGATTGTTGATCGTCTCCAAGAAGAGAATGAAAAAAGGGCGGCGGAAGACCCTGGCATAAAGAAAAGTGTAGAGATTGTGGAAGAATTTTTAAAGTCCAACAAAGTACTTTGTTACGGAGGAACGGCTATCAACAACCTTCTGCCTGAGAAGGAACGATTCTATCGTAAGGGGCGAGACATCCCGGACTACGACTTTTTCAGTGTGACTCCACAGGAACATGCCATGGCCTTGGCAGATAAGCTTCACAAATCAGGAGTGGAGTATGTAGAAGTCAAACCAGGTGTCCATTTCGGAACATTCAAGGTATTCGCAAACTTTGAAGGAATCGCAGATGTAACACAATTAGAGAAGAAGATATTCAACAAACTCTGGCATAACCAAGTAACGCTTGAAGGAATTCATTACGTGACTCCCAATTTTTTGAGAATGTCAATGTATTTAGAACTTTCAAGACCAAGAGGAGATGTATCACGATGGGTAAAGATTTTTACACGATTGCGATTGCTGAATAAACACTATCCAATCTATGTGAAGCCTCAAAATGAGGTTATGCCGAAGCCATTGGATGCAGATTACAAAAAGAAGGTTGTCAAGTATCTCACACGAGAACCTGTGGTTCTGCTAGGTATCAATGCCGGTCATTTTATGGCAAAAGAAAAAACTACTTGGAATGTTCCTGTTACTCTGTTGGCAGAGAAGGAGATCATTGAAAAATTGACAAAAGATGAGACCATTCGTAAGCATCCAGAGAGTGATATTCTGCCTCCCTCTACAGAAGTGCTTGATAATCACGGCAGAGTGGTAATTCGTTTCTTTGAAACGGTATCCTGTCACAGTTACCACAAAGCAGGTGGTATTCGTGTTGCCAGTATTCCAACCATTCTTCAGTTCTTCTTTGCCTTCATCTATACCGATGCCCCTGACAATGAAATTATTGATATGATGGTTGTGGGTCAGCGATTGATGGAGATAGCGAATAAAAAGAGTTCAAGACGATTTGCTATTCTGACACCGATTGATTGTTTGGGAGAACAAAAGACACTTGCGGAGATAAAACGAGAAAAAGCCGAGGTATATGTCAAACTTTCTCGTAATAAGTCTTCTCCAGAGTTCTTGAAGTATTTCTTTACATATGACCCATCAGATAGTAAAACACGCCGTCAAAAGAAGCGTGATTTGTTACGCAAAACTCGTAAAGCACGAGCAGAACTATAGTCGTCCTGTATACCAAGTAATATCAAAATATTGAGGATAGGCAGGTGGAGTGTAAAGGTCAGTTGGCATTGCTTTCACAAGTTTATCCAAGTCCTCCTGGTTCAAAGAACGAGGCCAGTAGGAAACAAGGTTAATGGTTCCGTCAAATCCTTCGTCTGAACCAATTTCTATGTTCTCATCATCCTGCTTTGGAAGTTGACCTAGAGTATGGTGTTGACGAATTGTTCCATTGATGTAGATATCAACGGAGTACTGATTCACTATCACTGCGAAGTGAACCCATTTCTTAG